TTCTTCTCACTTTGCTGCCGCGCATGATCCAGTAAATGACAAAATCCTGGCTGCGTACCAAAACAGTACGGACAACAAAGGCTATCTCGTTGTTGCAACAATAACCGGAACAGACATTGATTTCGGCACCCCTGTTGAGTTCGAGGCAGGGCAAGCTAATTACAATGATATTAGCTATGACTCTACTGGCGATAAATTCTTGGTTGTAAATGGAGATGGTGGCAATGGCGACAGAGGCGCTGCAATTTCTGCCACAATTTCAGGAACAACGCCTATAATTACAACTGCCTCACAGCTTGACGCAACAGGCGGGCAGCAATATCACTCTACTGTGTTTGCAAACGATGTTGACAAGCATTATGTATTTTATTCCAAAGAATCTAATCGTGACCTTGAACTTAATATAGTCACAACTACAACTACAAACCCAAATCTTACAACTGAAAACTTTATAGGCATTTCTGATGCGGCTTATGCCGATACAGCAACAGCAACTGTTCAAATTGTAGGTTCAGTTGACGATGCACAGTCCGGCTTAACTCCAGGCAAAAAGCACTATGTAAAAAAAGACGGCTCTTTGACAACCAGCACGGTTCAACTGCCGCTTGTTGAAGCTGGAACGGCTGTTGCTGCAACAAAGATAATTGTGAAGGGTTGACATGTTGTCCGGTTCATTCGCCAATAGGATGAGCCGGTCAGCCTGAGAACAAGATGAAGCGTCCTGACCCGATGATTGCCGGAAAACCGGGGGCTGAAGATTTGCCTGTGATGCGGGCGAGAACGCTGTGGCTTGAAGAATTGTTCTTCCTTGATGGCCGCGATCAGATCTCACATCCAATGCACGGTCTGTTCACTGGTCTGTCTGAAAAGTATTCGCTGTTGGATACAACTGACGGCATCTGATGGCGAAGTCACTTACCGGCGACACTTTTGTTCAGGGCAAACCTAAGAAGACCAGACAAGGGAATGGACAACAATCACGCCCCAAAAAAGGGCGCAAGAAGTATCGTGGTCAGGGAAAACGCTAATTCTTCCAATGATCAAGCGTCTTGTTTTTGGTGTAGCCGCTGGGGCAGCTGCATTGGTTCCTTCCTCTGCATTCGCAGGCCCCTACGTCAATCCTGAGCTGAATGTCGGCGCTGGTTTTGACGATGGCATTTCCGGTGGTTCGCTTGAACTGCACGGTGGTTATTCCTTCGACAACGGTGCTTATGTGCAGGTTGGACCTGCCCTAATGTTCACCACCTCTGATTCAGAGTTTGAGATCTCAGGTAAGGCTGGTCAGTCTTGGGGACCTGCTTACGGCGAAGTCTCCTTCATGACTGGAGATGAGCTGAGCATCGGATTTAAGGCTGGTGCTCGCTGGGAGTTTTAAGCTATAACTGGCTTAGCTTCCTCACACGTTGCTGCAAAGGGCTCCCGAGAGGGGGCCTTTTGTTTTACCTAAAACCACCATGCAAAAGCTTTTCAATGTGATGTCCGTGGCGTCCTTTGTGATGTCAGCGGGCATGGTTGCTGGATCAGTGCTGCTCTACACGCGGATTCCATCGCTCACGAAGTATTACATGAGCGAGTTGACGCTAGAGATGACCAAGCTCGTAACGCAGATGATGCCTGGCCAGGTTGATGAGCTGATGCCAGAGTTACCGGCTAGCACTGGTCCGGCTGTGCCGTTCAAGATGCCTTGACACAAGAAAACCCCGCCTAGGACGGGGTTCTCAAGTTTCGCAGTAACAGACTCCGAACTCGACGGTGGTCGGCCTGCTCGCAGTAACGGACTCCCGTCGGGGGGGTGGTCGGCCTGCGTATGCCGTTTATAGCACAGGAAAAATCAAGTCACCATCTTGGTCTCAGCTTGCGGCTCAATTTCTGGGGCATCCCAAGCCTCCAGCCATTGACGCAATCGCAGGCCGGTGGGGGTTGATTTGGGCCAGCGAACCCACTTAAGGAGTTTGGCGGGATCAGTAAACAGCATTGAGGATTTGCCTGACTTGCAGACATAGACAAGCGGCGGGCCTTCTCTGTGCTTAGTAGCCTCAATAAATAACTGGCCTGCAATGAACCGCTGATCTTTCATGCCAAAAATTCAAGAGATTGGTGTAAATGCGATTGACGTGCCAAGAATTACGGTTGGCGAGCCAATCCCGCCCCCAGTTTTACCAGTAGCGCCGCCGGTTACGTCTAGTCCGTTCCCTGTAATTGACATGCCGGGCTGCGTTCGCGCCCGTATTTCGTCAGGCAGTGGTGTCGAGTCCTTTGAAGAAGACCCCAACGGAGTTGTAACCCTGTGCCAAGGGGCTGTCCCTGTTTTTGAAGCCGCTGACTACAGGCCAAACCAAGCGCAACAGCTAAAGCCTTCCAGACAGTTTGACCCATTGGTCAATAAAAAAGAGCCGGATGTCTCAAGTCCGGCCCAGGCAGCTCTCCCGAATGCGTCAGGTGCCAGCCCTGACATCCCAAGGGTGCCAATAGATCCACCCTGCCCCCCGTTCGCTTCACAAAAGCTTGGTAGTTACTCTAAGCTCGGCAATAAAGTTTTGGCTGGCTACGAGCTGCAAAACGGTGAATGCGTGAAGATTTGGGATCCTGTGCCTGTCGGCCAAGTGTTAAACAACTACATCCCTGATGCTGCACCAACGGTTTCGATTGCGATGACGGCTGCATTTGCGACGACTGCTGCAATCTTTGCCAAGCCAGTCGCTTCAATTTTGCAGAAGCTGGCAAAACCTTTGACCAAAAAGGTGGTGAAGAAGATCAATCAGAAGCTTGGCCGTAAGGTAAAACTGGAATCTTTACAGCAGCGGCGGGCTTCGCAGCG